AAATGCGGTAATGCTAATTGCGTCAATCCTTGGCACTTAGAATTTGGAACACATAAAGACAATGCACAAGATACTGTCAGGATGGGAAGGTTGATTGTTCCAAGCAATAAGGGAACTAATGCTAAGTGGGCAAAGTTAGATGAAGATAAGGTGCTTGAAATAATGAAAGCTAAAGGTGGTGTAAAGGGTACTGGTACTACATTAGCTAGAAAATTCAATGTAAGTAAATCTGCTATTTATGCAATATGGGTAGGTAAAAATTGGAAGAAATAGTCATCCCATATCTACCTAGAAAGCATCAACTAACCCTCCACGAAGCGTTAGATAACAATAGATTTGTTGTCGGCGTTATGCACAGACGGTTTGGTAAAACTGTTGCTGCTATTAATCAAATTGTCAAAAGAGCTATTGAGTGTGACTTAGAGTCTCCTAGATACGCTTATGTTGCGCCTACTTATACACAAGCCAAGCGTATTGCTTTTGATTACTTAGTTAAGTATACGAAGCCATTAGGAGCAGTAGCTAATATTTCAGAGCTTAGGGTTGATTTTTGGGGGCGCAGAATATCTTTACATGGCGCAGATAACCCTGACTCATTACGTGGTGCTTACTATGATGGAGTAGTTTTAGACGAAGTTGGTGATATGAATCCTAAAGTCTGGAACGAAGTATTGCGTCCAGCACTCGCTGATAGATTAGGTTGGGCTTTGTTTATTGGAACACCGAAAGGTAATAACCATTTTAAAGAGTTGCGAGATAGGGCTGAAGATACAGAAGATTGGGCTTTAGTTGAGTTTAAAGCATCTGAAACAAACATTATCATTGAGTCTGAGCTTAAAGCTGCTGAAGCTGAGATGGGGCAAGACAAGTACCGGCAAGAGTTTGAGTGCGATTTTAATTCAGCGGTTGAGGGTAGCTACTATGGTCAGATCATCAATACTATCGAGGAAAAAGGTCACATCACCCGTATTGAGCGCGATGATCTTTGTCGGTCTTTTGTTGCTTGGGACTTGGGTATGGGCGATTCTACTTGTTTGTGGGTGGCTCAATTGGTTGGCAAAGAGGTGCGGCTTATTGACTGCGTCGAGAACCACGGACAAGGTTTGGACTGGTATGTACGCTGGCTGCAAGACAATGACTATGCGCGGTGGGAGCAGTTCTTACCGCATGACGTTGAGGTTAGGGAACTCGGAACGGGTCGCAGCCGCAAAGAAGTACTCATGGAAGCAGGACTAAACATAACTGTTGCGCCTAGATTGTCGGTAGCTGACGGTATCCAGGCTGTTAGGCGCTTGCTTCCTAGATGCTGGTTTGACCCAAAGACTAAGCCTGGCCTTGATGCTTTACGCAACTACAGGCGTGAGCATGACGAGAAACGCAATGTATTCTATGAGAAACCTTTGCATGATTGGGCATCACACTACTCAGATAGCTTCAGATATCTAGCGATTTCGCTTGACGAAGGTACTGATTCGTGGTCGTCAAAGTTGCCAAATAACGTGCAATGGGTTGTATAATTGGAAAAATTCTAGGGGTAGCTTATGCAGTCAGAAGAAATTAAGGCAATTGTTGAGGCAGAGATTGATAACTCCATTGGCTTTATTGACTCTGAGACTACAGACCAGCGTCAAAAGGCGCTTGAATACTACCTGCGTGACCCGTATGGCAATGAGCAAGAAGGTCGCAGCCAGATCGTAACGGGGGAGGTCGCCGAAGCAATTGACGGAAGTCTGCCGCAGCTAATACGTGTGTTCACCACGACAGAAGATATTGTCCTGTTTGAGCCACAATCTGCTGGCGACGAAGAAGCTGCTAAACAGGCAACTCAGTACTGTAACTGGGTATTCTATCGGGATAATCCTGGCTTCCTGATCCTGCACAATTGGTTTAAAGACGCGCTACTGCAAAAGACCGGCGTTGTTAAGGCTTATTGGGATGCTAAAGAAGATGTCACTAAGGAATCGTATAAGAACCTTACGGATGACGAGCTTGCTTTATTGCTATCAGACGAATCGCTAGAGATCGTCAAGCAGAAGTCTGAGGTTGTTGACATGTCCGGCATGCCTATCATGCTGCACAATGTGACGATCAAGAAGGTAAAGAACAAAGGTCAGGTCGTCATTGAGAACGTACCACCTGAAGAATTCCTAATTAGCAAGAACGCCAAGACTATTGCAGATAGTCCATTTACAGCGCATCGTCGTCTAGTGCCACGGTCTGAGCTTATTGAGATGGGTTACGATAAAGACATCATCGATAACCTGCCGACTTACGATGACTTGGAGTTCTCTCCTGAGCGTATTGCTCGATTCGACCAGGGTGAACAACCGGATGATGAGAGCCTTGACCCGTCAATGCAGCGTCTTGAGGTGTATGAGTGCTATATCTACCTAGACGTTAATGATGATGGCATTGCAGAGCTGCGTCGTATTGTTTATTGCGGCAGTGAGATTCTTAGCGACGAAGAAACAGATGTAACGCCATTCCATGCTATCTGCCCTATTCCTATTCCTCACAAGTTCTTTGGTCAGTCACTTGCTGACCGTACTATGGACATCCAGTTAATCAAGTCTACGGTCACCCGTCAGATGCTTGATAACATTTACTTAACAAACAATGCTCGAATGGGTGCGGTTGACGGTCAGGTAAACATTGATGATCTGCTAAACGCTACGCCTGGCGGTGTGATTCGGATGAAGAATCCCAATGCTATCGTGCCGATTCAAGTGCCTAGCGTTACGGCTCAAGCCTTTCCAATTCTGGAATACATGGACAGCGTACAAGCCAAGCGTACAGGTGTATCTGACGCTCAACAGGGCTTGAATCCTGATATCCTGAGTAATGTAACGGCTGCTGCGGTAGCTGCAATGACACAAGCCAGCACTGGCAAGCTAGAGCTGATTGCCCGTATTTTTGCTGAGACAGGCGTTAAGTCGCTGTTCCAAGGGATTCTTGGGTTGGTTGGTAAGTATCAAGACAAGCCACGTATGCTGCGTATTGCCGGCAAGTATGTGCCGTTTGACCCGCGTACATGGGCTAATCAGTTTGACGTGTCTATTAACGTCGGCCTTGGCTCTGGTAATCGTGAGCAGCAATTGGCTATGTTGCAAATGGTGCTACAAAAGCAAGAGCAGATATTGCAGCAGTATGGCCCAGGAAACCCATTGGTGACGGTTGGTCAGTACCGCAACACGCTGGCTAAGTTCATTGAGGCTGCTGGTTTCAAGGATGCTGATCAGTTCATGAACCAGATCACGCCTGAGATTGAGGCGCAACTGGCTGCTCCTAAGCCACCACCACCTGATTCGCAAGCCGAGTTCGCTAAGATGATGGCGCAGGTTGAACAGGAAAAAGCTCAGGTAGCTCGCGAGAAAACGCAGGCTATGTCGCAGATTGATGCGGCTAAGTTGCAGCTAGACCGTCAAAACCTTGAGGCCAGCTATGCTCAGAAGGGCGTTGAGATGGCTATGAAGAACCAGAAAGACCAGCAAGAACTCAAGCTGAAAGAGGCTGAGTTAGCTGTTAAGCAATTGCAAGCTGTATTGGCGATGGACATTGCTGACGAAGATAGCCGGACACGTCAAGCTGATATTGTTCTTAAAGCAATTAAAGAGATTGGGAACATTACACGATGAACAAAGCAGACTGGGCTAATAACCTGACACTTGATCCTAACTGGCAGGAGTTGATGTCAGAGCTGAGATCGGTAGAGTTAGCTAAGTTTACTAATAGCGACTATCACGATGTAGAGGCCAGAGAGCAGGCTTACATTCGATTGAGAACGCTAGAGAGTATTACTGACCACTTGGAAGGGCTGAAAGCTCAGAAAGCCATTGACAAGAAGCGTTGGAAGATTTTGTAGTCTGACATGGCAGTTCCATGTAAAATTAAGGAAATAACAACATGAGCGAAACGACTAGCGCGACACCTGAATCAGGTAGCGGAGAGTTGACAGTAAACGAAGCGGCTAACGCTTTCATGGGTTTAATGGGTAGTGACGAAGGCTCCGACGAAGGACAACCAGAAGCACAGGCTCAATCCGATGAGGACGAAGGCGAAGAACCAGAGGAAGAATCTAGCGATGATTCTGAAGGTGAAGAACAAGAAGATAGCGAACAAGAAGAACAGGAACGTACCTACCGTGTGAAGGCTGCCGGTGAAGAAAAGGACGTTACCCTCGACGAGCTTGTTAAGAATTATCAACTTGGCGCTGACTATACGAAAAAATCGCAGGCTGTAGCTGAAGAACGCAAGGTTGTTCAGGCCGAATACCAGGCGATTCAAGAGGCGAAGCAACTGAGAGATCAGTATGCACAGCGACTCCAGGTGATTGAGCAGATGCTTTCACGTGGGGAAGAACCAGAGAATCTTGACTACTTGAAGGAGACCGATCCAATCGGTTACGCCGTTAAGGTAGCGGAACTCTCACAAAAGGAAAAACAAATTGCTCAGGTACGTGCAGAACAAGCACGAATCAATGCCCAGCAAGAGCAAGACAGGCAGCAGTGGATGTCTAACCTAGTCCGGCAAGAATCGGAAAAGTTAGCAACAGCGCTACCTGACTATGTTGATCCTGAAAAGGGTGAGTCACTGAGAAAGTCAGTGCGCTCATACGGTAAAGAGTTAGGGTTTTCAGATGAGGAATTAGCAAGCGTTGTTGATTCTCGTCACGTTATTACGTTATACAAGGCTATGCAGTACGACAAGCTACAAGCGTCGAAGCCTGCTATCAATAAGAAACTAGCTGAAGCACCGAAGGTTATGAAGTCGGGAGTCTCGCAGTCTCGTGATACCAATAACGAGCAGTATAAGAAACAGAAAGCTAAGGCTAGGTCTACCGGAAGGGTAGCTGACGCTGCGGCACTATTTGAACGATTTATTTAAAGGAAATTATCATGCCTACATATCAAACATTTACCGCTATCGGTATGCGCGAGGACTTGTCCGACATCATCTATAACATCTCGCCTACTGAGACCCCAATCATGTCGTCGATTGGTCGCACTAAAGCTACTGCTGTTTATCATGAGTGGCAGACTGACTCGCTGGCCGCTGCTACCACTGCTAATGCAGCAGTTGAGGGCGCAGATGCAACGTCTGCAACGATGGCTCCTACGACCCGCGTTGGTAACTATACGCAGATCGTGCAAAAGACTGTCCAAGTTTCCGGAACTCTGGAGACTGTCAACAAAGCAGGCCGTAAGTCTGAAAAGGCTTATCAACTGTCGAAGGCTTCGCAAGAACTGAAGCGTGATCTGGAAACCATCATCACTGCTAACCAAGGCAAGTCGGCTGGTACGTCTACGGTTGCTCGCACCATGGGTTCGCTGCTGTCGTGGATCAAGACTAACTCGTCGCAAGGTAGTGGTGGTTCGGCTCCTTTGGTCTCCGGTACTTCGACCCGTACTGATGGTACGCAGCGTACTGCTACCGAAGCACTGCTCAAGACTGTTATCGCTTCGATCTTCGATGCGGGTGGCAATCCTAAAGCTGTGTTCGTTGGCTCGGCTGGTAAGCAGAAGATGTCGACGTTTGCTGGTATCGCTGTCAATCGTTATCAGATCACCAAGCCTGAAGCTGGCGTGATTATCGGTGCTGCTGACATTTATCAGTCGGACTTCGGTCAACTGTCTATCGTGCCTGACCGTTTCATGCGTAAACGCGATATGCTGATCCTTGATCCTGAGTACGCTGCTATGGCTTTCCTGCGCCCATTCATGACGAATGAACTGGCTAAGGCTGGCGATAGCGACAAGACTCAGATTCTTGCTGAAGTCACGCTGGAAGTGAAGAACGAAGCTGCTCACGGTATCGTGGCTGACTTGGACTTCTCACTGTAATGAAACTAGCCCCTGACTTCGGTTGGGGGCTTTTTATAAAGACTAATGACAAACTTTCGACATCAAAAAGTTCATGCAGATGGTGATGGCGGTATTATCATCGAGACTAACCAAGACATTAGCGATATTCTCGCTAGGAACAAGGTACTCCAAGAGGTAGATAAGGCTAGGACAGGCGCAACAGATGACTTGCATTTGATTGGTTCCATACCGTTTACAGCGATTGATAAGCTAAACACTATGGGCATCATGCGAGGATTTGCGATTATGGATGACAAGGCATTTAGAAGTTGGCTGAATCATCCTGACCAAGCTGGTTTAAAAATCTATCGGGGGACTGTATGAGAGTTGGCGTTTGTGTACCATGTCGTGACGAAGTACACACAGGTTTCGCATTTGATTTTGCCCGTATGTGTGCGCATGATGCTTCAGTTAGATGCAAGGACGGTAAGGGCGGTTTAAGCCTTTATACAATGCCAGGCACGTTGATATTCGACCAGCGTGAGAAGTTGGCGCAGGTGGCTTTAAAAGAGGGCTGTGACGCTGTTCTGTTTATTGATAGCGACATGAGATTCCCGCATGATTTGATTACGATTATGTTGAGCCGAGAGGTTGACATAGTTGGTGTGAACGCAGTGACAAGACGTAGACCGTCATTCCCTACCGCTAAGTTATTGGTTAAGAGTGAGGATGAGAAGGGTATCCGGCATCATTGGTCTAATGTTGATTCACGCGGCAAAGAAGGTATTGAGGTCGTTACTGCTGTTGGATTTGGTGCGGTACTGATCCGCAAGAAAGTATTTGAAACACTGACAGCGCCGTGGTTTGACGCTGGATGGGGGCCAACAGGTGTTGTGGGTGAAGATGTGTTCTTCTGTGTAAAGGCTGGCGATGCAGGTATTGATACCTATGTTGACCATGAGCTTTCAATGCACATTAAACACATTGGCACACATGAATATAGTTGGGATGACGTAGATGATAAAGCCTTAAGGGGCGATAATGGCACTAACTAGCTATTCTGACTTAACTAGCACCATCTCCAGCTATCTAGCTCGCAGTGACTTAGATAGCATTATCCCCACGTTTATCTCTTTGGCAGAGCAGCGTTTACGTAGAGAGTTGCGTATTCGTCAGATGCTAGTAACTGCCCAGGCTACTACTACAGGTGGTGATTCTACTGTTGGTTTGCCTAGTGATTACCTAGAGATGCGTGATATTCACGTTGCTGCTAATCCTAATGGTGTCCTTGTCTACGATACGCCTAACCTGTTTTATAAAAAGACTATCTCGACAGAATCAGGCCAACCTAAGCGCTACACGGTACTAGCTTCTGAGTTGCAATTGGGGCCAGTACCTGACGGTGCTTATGTCCTGCAAATGCTTTACTACTCGCAACCTGCTTTCCTAAGCTCCACGAATCCTAGTAATACATTTTTAGCTTACTGTCCTGACGCATTGCTCTATGCTGCACTAGGTGAGGCTGAACCGTATCTGATGAATGATGCAAGGTTGCAAACTTGGGGTACGTTGTACGAAAGAGCTATTGCATCTATTAACATCGCAGATGATTCTGGCGAATACAGTGGACAACCAATGTCCATGTCTTTTAATTAAGGAAATATTATGGCTGAAATGTCTAACTACTTAGAGAACGCATTAATCAATGCAACTCTACGAAACACGTCTTACACTTCACCAGCGGCTGTGTACGTTGGTTTGTATACCACTGACCCTACTGATGCTAATTCAGGCACAGAAGTCTCTGGTGGCTCCTATGCACGTACTGCTGTGACGATGGGTGCGCCTAGTGATGGCGTGTCTACGAATAGCGGTGCTGTGACGTTTCCTACTGCTACTGGTACATGGGGAACTGTAGGATGGATTGGTATTCTTGATGCGTCTACTAGCGGTAATTTGCTTTACCATACGCCACTAGATGCGTCTAAATCGATTACTGCTGGCGATATTTTTACGATTGCGATTGGTAATCTGTCAGTTACTTTGGGGTAAATTATGGCTCTGGTTATTGCTGATAGGGTTCGTGAAACATCGACCACTACAGGTACTGGCACGCTGACTTTGGGTGGCGCTGTATCTGGGTTTCAAACATTTAGTACCGCTATTGGCAATACTAATACTTGCTATTACACTATTGTTAATGGTTCTGAGTGGGAAGTAGGTTTAGGTACTGTAGCTGCTGGTACATTGGCCCGTACTACGGTACTAAAATCATCTAATGCTGGCTCTGCTGTTGATTTCAGCGCAGGTAGTAAAGATGTATTTGCTACGTATCCTGGTGACAAGGCTGTTTATAAAGACTCAGCCGGTGATGTTGTTGGCCTAAAGATTGGCACTAATGTCCAGGCTTGGGATGCTGACTTAGATACATGGGCTGGTAAGACTGCGCCTAGTGGTACTGTTGTTGGTACATCTGATTCTCAGACGCTTACGTTTAAAACCATTGAGGCTGGTACATTTACCAATGGCTACACTGAAGAAGTAGTAACAGCTAACACTAGCACAGCGTACACAATTGATTTGGCTAATGGCTCAGTGCAGATACTGACGCTAACCGGCAATTGCACGTTTACATTCCCGACAGTTGTATCAGGCAAAGGCTTTACTTTGCTGTTGTTGCAGGATGCTACAGGTAGTCGCACAGTTACTTGGCCTGCGTCTGTTAAGTGGCCTGCTAGTACTGCACCGACTATTACTGCTACCGCTAGCAAGATGGATAAGTATGTCTTTGTAGCTAATGGATCGTATTGGATTGGTTCAAACGCTGGTCAAAACTACCTGTAAGGATTGAAATGTTTAGCGCTCAAAACTCGCAGGTATCTTCAGCAGCTAATTACATCGAGGATATGTTCTCTACGTATCTTTATAATGGCAACAGCACAACTCAAACAATTACTAATGGTATTGATCTAGCTGGTAAGGGTGGGTTGGTTTGGATTAAATGCAGAAGCACTACGGGAACAAACCATAATTTAATTGATAGTGTTAGAGGTATTAGTAAATTTTTGTATACTAATGACACAAGTGCGCAAGCAAACGATCCTGGAACAATAACGTCATTTAACTCAAATGGATTTACGCAAAATAACAGCTATGGTGATTTAAATAGCTCAGGTAGAACTTACACCTCATGGACATTCCGCGAACAGCCTAAGTTCTTTGATATTGTGACTTATACGGGGACTGGTTCTAATACAACTATTCCACATAATCTTGGGTCAGTTCCGGGTTGTATTATTATCAAACGTACAGATGCAATTGAAGATTGGAATGTTTACCATCGCAGTTTGGCAAACACTCAATACATGATACTTAGCGGAACAGCCGCAGCACTTACAGGAACAACGCGTTGGAACAGTACAACTCCAACAAGTACAGTTTTTAGTCTTGGTACTTCGACAATTGTCAATGCTTCAGGCGGTAGTTATGTAGCCTACCTATTCGCCCACGACGCAGGTGGCTTTGGTCTTGCTGGTACTGATAATGTGATTAGCTGTGGGACGTTTACTACTGACGGTACAGGTGCTGCTGGCAATATTACTCTAGGGTATGAGGCGCAATGGATTCTTTTAAAGCGATCTGATGGTGTAGGAGGTTGGAATATTATTGACACAATGCGTGGGTCTTCTCTTACGTCTTACAACTATTTATCACCAAATACTTCATCATTAGAAAGTAGTTCAACAAGTGCAGGCCAAGGCATATTCCCAACAGCAACAGGATTCTTTGTAGGAACTAATTTTCCTGCTGCTTCTGCAACTTACATCTACATAGCCATACGTCGCCCAATGAAAGTGCCTACGTTGGGTACGAGTGTGTTTTCCCCATCTGCTACTACAGCGGCAACTGGTACTGTAATAACTACAGGCTTTCCAGTAGATGCACAAATTATCCAGTATCGGACTCCTAGCGGTGGAAATGTTCTCTGGCAAGATCGATTACGTAGAGTAAATACAACAGATACAGAAACAAACAATCCTATTCTTACATCTAATGATACAAGTGCAGAATCAAGCACTTTTTCTACAACTAGATATTGGAACAACACAGGTTATCAAATAAGCGCATCTTTAACTGGTCAAAACAGGATTTATTGGAACTTCCGTCGCGCACCTGGCTTCTTTGATGAGGTTTGCTATACGGGGACGGGATCTTTAGCTAACACTCAAAACCATAATTTAACTGTAGTTCCTGAATTAATAATTACTAAAATACGATCAGGTGGGACAGAAAGTGGTGTTGGTGGTTGGGGTGTTTACGCAGCGCCATTAGGAATCACAAAAGTGCTTGAATTAAATAGTACTGTTGCTTCCGCTACAGACAACTGGTTTCAAACTACGCCGACATCATCTGTATTCACCGTATACGGAAATGATCCACATTCCAATAGAGCAAATGGCAATTACGTCGCATATCTATTCGCAACCTGTCTTGGAGTCTCTAAAGTAGGCTCTTACACAGGAAACGGGTCATCACAAACTATTTCTTGTGGATTTACTTCTGGCGCTAGATTTGTGATGATTAAACGAACTGACTCTACTGGTGATTGGTATTTATGGGACACAGCTAGAGGCATCGTATCTGGTAATGATCCACATTTAAGTCTTAATACCACGGCAGCAGAAGTTACTACAGATGACACTATTGATCCTGATAATTCAGGTTTCATCGTTAATCAAGTTGCAGCTACCAATGTTAATGTATCTTCAGCAACATATATATTCTTGGCTATTGCTTAAAGGCTAATCATGCAAGTACGAATCAGAGAAACTGGCGCAGTAATGTATGAAGGTGAGTTTCGCGCACTTCACCCAAACACTTCATTTTCACAGCAAATTAGCGCAGAAACATTAGACGAGTTTGGTGCTGACGTAGTGCTTGAAGGCCTACAAGCTACAGGCGGCGATGTTTATCAATACTCACAGGCTGCTGGTGTAGAGCTAGTAGATGGTAAGTGGTTTACTAAATACATTCTTGGCCCTGTATTTATTGACCGTGAGACTACAGCAGCAGAGCAAGAGGCTGCTTATAAGTCTGCTAAAGACGCAGATCAGGCTAAGTCTGTACGGTCAACTCGTAACGATAAGCTCAAAGAATGTGATTGGACTCAGATTACTGATGCGACTGTAGACAAAGTTCTTTGGGCTACGTATCGTCAAGAACTAAGAGATATTAGCTCGCAAGTAGGTTTCCCTTGGACAATTACTTGGCCTACGCAACCGGAGTAAGCAATGCTTGGATTTTATCCGTTATCATCTGCTGCAATTTCAACAAGTACAACAGGTTTAATTGTATCTGGTGATGCGGCTATCAATGGTCTTGCTACTATTTCATGCTCTGGTACTGGTATTTATTCAGGATTAGCGTCGGTTACTGCATTGGCTACAGTTGTAGCTAGTGCTAACTACATTCAAGATGGATACGCTCAGATAGTTGGTAAAACTTATGTTGTCGCTTTTGGTGGCACTGAAGTAGGCGCAGCAGCAAGTATTAACGCAACATCTAATGTAACCTGCAACGCTAAAGCTACATATTCAGTAGCAGCAAGTATATCTAATGCAGCTATTGTTACCACTGTTGGTACAATTATTGGTGAGGAGTGGGTAGGCTTAACTCCGTCAACAAATACGTGGATAAATATATAACATGGCTCAGACTAAAATTGTATTTGCTGAATGGTTACCAGATCAGCCAGGCGTTACTGGTGCGCTCACAGAAGCTAAGAACTGTATACCAGTAACTAATGGCTATGAACCAATGCAGTCAGAGGCAGATTTAAGCGGCAGCGCAGGTCAAACATTACTAACAGCCTTTGCTGGTAAGTATGCTCAGACATCTACGCTATTTGCTGCTGGCGCTACACAGGTTTTTAAATACGATAACTCTACTCGTGCATTAAATGCAATGACCACTACTGGTTATATTGGCATTGAATATTGGGATGCTGCTCAGTTTGGCGATGTAATGTTGCTGGCTAATGGAGTTAGTAAAATACAAGCAGT